CACCCAAAGCGTCTACCGTTTCGGTAAGCTCCGAGATCTGTTTGTCCCAACCTGCAACGTTTGCCTTGGAAAGCTTTTCAGTAAGCTCCTTATTTTCAGCCTGAACGTCAGCAAGAGCTTGTTTAAGCTCCGCGATCTGACTGTTCAAAATATCAGTAGACATATTTAAATTCTCCTGTTTTTCTTTGCTGGAAAATAATTCTTCTTCTACGCTAACAAATACACCATCGGTGTCAGAAAACAAGTTTTTCGCAACAGAGGCGTTTGAGAAATTAAAGATATGGTTGCTATCAAATATAATGCTGTCCGGATTTGCGGGCCTCTCGACAAAGCCCTTTCCGGAAAATGTTATATTCCTAAGCAGTCTTCCGACTTTATGATCTTGATAATCTCCATTGCCTCCATAGGATCGCAAATGCTTTGTGAGAAAGGATGTCTCTTCGTTTCTGGCGATGATATGATTTTCGTTGCTTGGGGTTACAACAGCATAATCAAAGCCTCGAAAGACACATTCCATCGACACAAACATTTCCCCGTTTTCTATTTTCGCTATAAGATCTTCTGCTCTAGCCTGATATTCGGGATCTTGCCATTGTCTATAAATAACAGAAGAAACTAACAGATGGTAAAGGCCCGGTAAGTCGTTTGCACTAACACTATCGTCAACAAGACTAAAGTTAGCGTCTACCGGCCAGCTACCTATAATCCCTCCAACTATTTGTTTTTCATCGTGTTCTAAGTTGGCGGGCTTATATTTAGGTGTTTCTCTAGCTGCCCACACCTCTTGACTATTAAAAACATCATCATTTTTGTTCCAAGCAGTGCTGACTAAAATTGAAAAGGTCTGATAAACATCAGTGTCCTGATGGCCAGCTTGGGCTCGAATGGTCTCCATAACATCCTTATAAGATGTTTTTTGGTGAGCAGACGAAATAATTTGGTTTAATTCCGGATTTTTTGTTTCCGGATAGGCGGGACATAGCTGTGATACATAAGCTAAAGAAGTCTGTCCCTTGATTTGTTTTTCAAGGCCAGCTTCTTTTTCAGAATTAAAAACAGTAATATTATTCATGCATCACCTTTCGGAATACATTACACCAAACATTGGCTTATAGATAATTCTCTTGATAATAAACATAAAACGAAGCTCTTAGGTTTCTAATCTCTTCTACCGTAAGTCGTCGCCCTATCTCGCTAGCGGCCTCAGAAATCCAAATTTCACACTCATTGTGGGCGTCCGGAGGTATCGAGGCGGAGTTAACAGCGGCAGCAATAGAGGTATCGCCAATCTCATCCTCTGAATCAAGACTACAAAGTATTTCAAATTTTATTCTCTCAGCTTCCGCTGATTCTTCTGATGTGAGACTTCTCATGTTCTTCTTATCAAACTGAGCTAAAATTGCCGGATTAATAAGTTCGGATATCTTTTCCTGAGCTTCCTTAGCCCATAGTTCCAGAGAGGCTCTTCTTCTAGGCTTAAAGGTTCTTTTTTCTCTTGGGGTCATGTCCCGTGAATTCTTAGGGCGTCCGGGCTTCTCTTTTGTGTCTACATCTTGATCGGGAGGAAGCTCTCGTTGCTTATTCTGCGGAGATTCTTTCTTTTGGCGCATCTCTAAGGCTGACTTGTCCCCATCTTTATCTTCAAGCTTCAAGCCAACCTGACTCGGAGAAACAACCCCCGTTTGGAGAGCAACCTTTTCTAAGGAGAACTCTTTGTCTACGGCATGATAAGGACTAATCTTTTCAGACATAGATCGACCATCCCTTCTCTTTCTTTCGTTAGCAAGTCTCTTTCTTTCGATATCTGGCTGGGCTTTAATATTTCTCTGAACAAGCTCATCGCTGATAATGTTTCGATCTGCCAAGTTTATCATTAGCTGGGTCATGGCGGCTGGGTCATCTAAGTACATAAAGTCGAACTCTACCTTGGGGCAGAAACGGAATCCCATTGCTTCTTGGACAATTTTGGTTTGTTGGGACCAAAAATCCACCAGAATGTTTCTTACATAATTTAGTCTCTCAGTAAGGGTTTTGAGCGATATAAAATTATTTGTCGTTCCGGCAGCGCCAAATGTTCCTGTAAGAGTGGGAGGAATCCCAAGACAAGCATATATAGCCATTAGGGTAGGCTTGTACTTCTCTTCCCCTAAAAACCTTTGCACGTCTGTCCCAGTTTCTACCAACTCAATATCTGGGCCCCACACTATATCAATGGTGCCCCCTCCCACATTGGTTCCTAATATTTCACCCAAAGCTGCTGCGGCTGTAGAGGTGGGGGCCAATTTGTGCTCCAAGCTTCCCAGTTTCCAAACTCGAATTTTAGATATAGCTCCGTCTAGGGCGGCCTGATCAGCTAGCTTAAGCTTCTCGTATAAAAGAAGATCCTTGAAGCAGGCATAGGTCATGGGGTCAGCCCATTCTTGCCAATCGTCCTTTTTGTAATGCAAAAAGAATGTTTTGTCAGGAGGAAGCAAAACTCCCTTTTGGGTTTCTGCTGAACTCAGAATCTCGTCAGGAATCTGAGACAATAGAGATCTTTCTAGTGTATTTCCGCTATTTTGTATCTTTCTTAACTCTCTTCTCACTCCGTTGGGGAGCTTCATTTTGTAGAGCTTTGTCCCAATCATATTTGAGAGAGAGCCCCCTACGACATCTATCAAAAGGGGATCAAGAAAAATATACTGCCAAGGAAGTTCTCCTTTTTGGAAGTCTTTATTGTTAATAATGGCCTGCATGTCTGGCGACGCAATAGACTTTTGCATTTCAAGTCGTTTTTGTTTACTGAGCTTGGCAGTCTTCATTCTTATTGGAACATTGGCTTCTCTGAATAAAAGATTGCAGACCCTTTCTGATACAAATTTTCCTTTAACACGATTAAACCAATCGTTATAAAACTTTTCTATCCTAGGATTTTGATGCACTAAGCGAATGCCTTGGCAAGCAAAATCACCCATAAGATCTATGGCATTACGAATAAGACCAATTCTACGATACGCGGCACGAGCAAAGGCAATAATGTCCTTTGGCTTTTGCGGGACCGCATTTCCCGGACGGAACCAATCAAAGTCAGCTTGTCCCAGACCGGGGCGTCCGCTTAACTTGGTGGTTAAATCAGAAAAATCTCTCGTGCGAGAACCTAGGCTTGCAGAGCTAAATTCTGGAACCGCCTCGCTATAGGCTGCAAGGGCTCGGCTTAGGTCTTTGGGATCTCCGGAATCCCAGCTTACATAAGCGCTCCCTTCTGGGAACGCTATATCTTTGCTGCGAGGGTATTTTCTCTTTGCCACTATTTTCTCCAGTGAGTATTAAACTCCAGAACAATACCTATTATCCTTACACCAATGGTTAATGTTTTCTGCGTATTGCAAAACACGTATTATCATTGATGCCCTTGGCCCACTCGGGCCCCATATACATTTCCTTATTGTCGTTTCCTTTTCCTGTTTGTCCCGCAATTCTCCCTATAGACTGATAGGTGGGTGGAGGAAGCTCCCTATATATTGTTCTAGCTATCATGTTTGCAATAACTAAAGCGCTATACCTGTCCTTTCTCATTCTCCCCTTCTTTCCTGTGGCCAGTTTTACTTCTGGAGTGTCCCACCTTTCACGCCCCGAAGGGGTTGAGCTTATCACAATGTTTGACAACTCATCCTTAAGTTCTTCAATCTCCATAACCGCATCCTCTAGGGTATCATAGAGTCGCAGGGCATCTGTTTCTCCAGTTTTTTGTTTGATTTCATTAAAAAATATTTTATCTTTCTCTGTCATAAGACTCAATGTTAGGGTGTCAAACCTCGGAAACAGCAAAACCTTATCTTCTAGATCTTTGCGTAGTCCATGATTAGCTTGAGCTGTCCAAGTGGCACTGGCAAAATTAATAAGCTCTAAAATATGGTCTCCAGCTAGGTCATCTGTATCTTTAGACTTTCCCTCTTCAATTATTTCATATATTGGTCTTTCTCCCTCTCGTAACTTGTCTAAGTCCCTTAAGGATTCTGCAATCGTATATCCTCCTCCTTGGGAGTCGATCCCAATACGAGGACATGGAAAAACTTTTAGTAAGTCACGAATCTTTCTTGAACAGAAACTATAATAGTCATGACTGTCAGTCAGTCCAAACTTTTGTCTTCCTTGAAAGTCTTTTTTATTTGTACTCCATGAATAGACGATTCTTTGA